CTTGGGGGGATTGATGCTAACAACAAGATGCGAATGCTGTGCAGGCAAGAAAACGATAATCGGATTAGGATGTTTAATTAAAGATTGCCCTGCATGCAAAGGCGTAGGTCATATCAAAGTTAGCGAGCCTGCTGTTATGTCCGTTGCATCCACTACACCAGTAACACAAGAGACAAAGCCATATGTATTTAAACGAGACCATGAAGATAGACAGCGCAAGCAAAAGCGAGCCGAGCATGGGTGACAAGCCTAAGCATCCGGGTGGCAGGCCATCTATATACAGACCTGAATTTTGCGAGCAAGCTATTGAATATCTTAAGACTGGCGCGTCAATCGAAGAGCTAGGCCTAGAGCTGGATGTAGGCTACTCTACTATTTACCAATGGATGCATGAACATGAAGAGTTTGCAGAGGCCATAAAGCAAGGGCGCGAGTATTCTAAGGGTTGGTGGCTAAAGAATGGTCGTTCTGAACTACATTCAAACACATTTAATAGTACGTTGTGGTACATGAACATGAAAAACCGCTGGGATTGGTCAGACAAAAAAGAGGTCAATAACACAGTCGTAGTCTCACACGAGGCACAACTCAAGCAACTCGCAAGCGATGAATGACGACGAAAAATCAATCAGACTGCGCCTTAAAAATGACTTTGTACACTATGCTAAAAAATGCCTCAAAATACGGACTAAACAAGGTACAATTGAGCCATTAATCCTCAATACTGCTCAAAAACATATCCACTCGCGACTTGAAGAACAAAAAGCCAAAACGGGCAAAGTACGCGCAATAATATTAAAAGGGCGTCAACAGGGGTGTTGCTTTGCTGAACATATGCGAGTTTTTACTTCTGATTATCGTTGGATAGCAATCAAAGATATAAAAGTAGGTACTGAACTTATAGCTTGTGACGAAGATACGTTTGGTTTAACTAAGGGTGGCAAAAAACATTCACGCAAGTTTCGTACTGCGATTGTTGAACACAAGGAATCATTTTACAAAGATGTTCTTGAAGTGGCATTGGACAATGGTGCAATTTTAGAATTGACATCCGATCACCGCATGTTATGTAAAAAACGCGGTGGTGACGACGCGCAATGGCGGCAGGCTCAAAACTTTATCATAGGGGATAAAGTTCGTATTGTGACGCGACCACCTCATTATGATTGTAATACTTATGAGGATGGCTGGTTTGCCGGTATTATAGATGGCGAAGGTAGCGCAAGATTAAAAGGGACTAAACGTATAAGTGTACATCAAGTAGAGGGTGATGTATTGTCACGTATGCGTGCATATTTTCATGATATTGACATGCCTTATAAAACCGTAATCGATAAACGGACTAAATGCGGACAAAATAATAAACTAGGAGATAAACCTGTATTTCGTTTAGATATTCATAGAATGCCTTATTTAATGGAATTATTTGCACGTTGTAGGCCAACTAGATTTACTCACGACAAGTGGTACGAAGGGCATGAATTACCAGGGAAAGCCGCAACAGATGGTATTAAATCATGGTCAAAAATAGTAAGTATTAAGCCAATAGGCAAAAAAACAGTAATTGATATTCAAACCTCAACAAAAACTTTTATATGCGAAGGCTTAGTTTCACATAATTCTACGTATGTTGGTGGTCGTTTTTATCATCAAGTCACACATCGCTTTGGCGCACAGGCCTTTATATTAACACACGCGCTAGACGCTACACAAAACTTATATAAAATGGCGCAACGGTTCTACGAAAATACACCACAACTAGTCAAGCCCGAAGTTACAACATCTAACGCAAAAGAGTTAATCTTTGGTCTCTTGGACAGCGGCTACAAGCTAGGCACTGCAGAAAACAAGAGTGTAGGGCGTTCGTCTACCATACAACTATTACACGGCAGTGAGGTGGCGTTTTGGAACAATGCCGAGGAACATGCCAAGGGCATATTGCAAGCCGTGCCTAACACCGAGGGCACCGAGATAATACTCGAGTCCACGGCCAATGGTGTTGGCAATTACTACCACCAAGTATGGCAAAAGGCAGAGGCTAACCAGTCCGAGTACATAGCAATCTTTGTGCCTTGGTACTGGCAGGATGAGTATCGCAAGCCAATTGACGGTGAGTTTAATATCACTAGTGAGGAGGCAATCCTTGCTAGTCAATACCTGTTGACAAACGAACAACTTAATTGGCGGCGCTTTAAAATAGCTGAGCTCTCGGTCAATGGGACGAACGGTGAAAAGTCATTTATGCAGGAGTACCCCTGCAACGCAACTGAGGCGTTTCAGATGACTGGTGAGGATACTTATATCCAGCCAGAAATCGTTATGGCATGCCGTAAAGCCACCGCTGAAAAATACGGCAAGCTAGTAATAGGCGTTGACCCTGCCCGCTTCGGCGACGACCGCAGTTGCATCATTAGGCGCAAAGGCCGCGTAGCGTATGGCAAAGAGTCATATATAAAGAAAGATACCATGGAAATCACGGGCATTGTCCATACACTTATTATTAATGAACAGCCATTTCGTGTATTCGTAGATGTTGGCGGCCTAGGTGCTGGTATTGTCGACCGACTTAAAGAACTTGGTCATGGTGATATAGTTATCCCGGTCAACAGCGGCTCAAAGCCACTTAATGGCCGCGCTTACTATAATAAACGCGCAGAACTATGGGGTGAAATGCGCAAATGGCTATTGGATAGCCCCTGTCAAATACCCGATGATGATAGCTTGCATGCCGACCTTTGCGGCATACGTTATACAATTGATTCCAATTCGCGATTAGTTATGGAAAAGAAAGCTGATATGAAAAAGCGTGGCGTGCGCTCACCCGATGAAGCTGATGCCCTAGCACTTACATTTGCATTAACTGACACAGCAATGAATAATGTTAGTATTAAAAACGATATTGCTGCTAAAATAATGCGTAAGCAAAAAGCGTATGCGGATGCACGTAGTAATCTATATAAAGGGTGATAAGTAAAAGCTAAGCTGCAGCATGTGACATAAATTACATCAGTTTAAAAGGATTTAAACTATGGCAATCAGGGAAACACCCCAAGATGGGTTAGAACGTCTTTGCAAAAATGTAGAGACATCATATATATATTTCAAAGATAATTGTCAGCGCTTTCGCGACTTCAAGAATTACACCTTTCGCGAGACTCTCACTGAACAGCAAAAGGGCATGCTCACGTCCCTAAACCGCCCACAACTCGAATTTAACTTAGGTGCCGCGTCCGTCGCTCGCAAACTCGGTGAGTTCGCAATGCACGAACCGTCTATCACTGTATCACCAAGTGAGGGCGTGCCAGTACCCGATGCTGTTCTACAGCTAGTCGAAGGCAATATCCGCCATAAAATTCATGATTCAAACAAGAACTCATTTGTAAACGAGATATATAAGGATATGTTAGGTGGCGGCTTCTCGGCGGCCAAGGTTTATACCGACTATCAGTCCCCAATGTCCTTGAACCAAGATATTTTTTGGTCAAAGTGCTTTGATGCCACTATGGTAGGCTTTGACCCATTAGCCCGCGCACCTCACAAGGGAGACGGTCAATATAGCTTTGAGATGTATCCAGTCATAGCTGAAGACTTAATGGAACAGTTTCCAAAAGTTAAGCTGCCTATGAAAGCCGATAGCACTTATATCGAAAGCTATCAGTGGACCTACAAGGATATGCATGAAAATGTCATTATTCTAGTATGCGATTACTACGAAAAGAAAAAACGCAGGAAAAAGATAGTTAAGCTTGCTGATGGCAAAGTCATGCTCGCCCGTCAATATGAAAAGATGCAACAATATTGGGAAGATAACAATATTATCGAGCAAATACCGCAAATTGTATCTAGCCGCATGACTGTCATAGATGTTATTTGCAATACTAAGTTTATTCGTGACCAGATACTGGATTACAATGAAACTGACTACTGCTATTTGCCTCACGTTTTCTTTGATGGCAATAGCGATATTTTATGTAAAGGCCATACAAACACTTCATACCAGTTCACTAAGCCCTACTACTATCACGCAAAAGGTGCCCAAGACATGATGAACTTCATGGGCATTGCGATAACTAACTCTACGGATAACTTGAGCGCATCTAAGTTCATTGTGAAAGAGGAGGCTATACCCCAGCAACAAGACTATATTGATGCCATAACCGAGCCGCAACGCGCTAATACTATAATAGTGCGTGCCTATAGTGAAAACAACCCTGATAAGCCAATCCCTGAGCCAATCCGCGAGGTACAATACCCTGCACTGCCACCCGAGGTTATGGGCACGTTTAACCAGTCTGTGCAGTTCATACAGGCAATACTTGGCAGTGGCGCGTCTAATCCTGAAAACGCCCATGACTATATTTCAGGCAAAGCCATTATTGAAGCATCCAATGCTGATAACGCGGCTGGCATGCCTTACACCATTGGTTACTTGGCAGGCCTTGAGCAAATGGCGCGTATCCACGTAGACCTTATGCCCAAGTACTTGCTTGGCCGGCGCACTATTCCTATCGTTAACAAAGAAGGTGACAGGATTTATCAAGACATTAATGCCGAGGGCAAACCCAATGTTAATTATGAATCAGGCGCAATTAAGGTACAGATTGATGCAGGTGTCAACTTTCAGGTTGAGAAGAATAAAGCATTGCAAGCAATTATCGGTTTGACGCAAGCTAATCCAAAGCTCGCCGAGTTCTTTGCTAGTGACTTTGGCTTGCCAATCCTTCTCGATAACCTTACGATTTACGGGGCTGATAGATTGAAAGAAGCTGCTGAACAATGGATGCAGCAACAAAAGCAACAACAGCAACAAATGATGCAGATGCAACAGCAAATGATGCAGCAAGACCCGAGATTCATAAAGGCTCAAGCCGACGTTCAGAAAGTACAACTTGAAGGCCACGAGCTGCAGATGAAACAAGAGCAGAATGAATTTGAGCGGCAAATTAAGGTTGCAGAATTAGCACTTGAGCAAGAGCGCGTACAGAATGAGGCAATACTCACCCAACATGAGGCAGCCCAGGAAGAAGTA